ATATTTTCTTAATTAAGCTAGTGTATATGTACCAGCTTTAATTGAGCCAGTATTAACTAATCTTACCGGAATGTAGATAAATTCTACAGCCTTAACTGGTTCAATTGCAACATCAACCCATAGTTCTGAACGATCAATTCTTGCTGGTGTATTATTTGAATCATCACACACTACAATAAAATCATATAATGCACGTTGTCCGACCAATTCAAGTAGTAATTTTTGGACTGCATTTTTAATTTCATCACGTGTAATTTTATCGTTTGGCTCAAATAAGAATGGTCGAGCTAATACATCAAGTTGTCTACGCAAGTGAGCAACTAATCTTGATACATTGATTCTATCTAAAGAACTTGCTGCATTTGCACGAGTATATTGACCAAAATTAATAATACCTGCTCCGGTAATGGTTGCAATTGGATTAATTTTAACTTTAGCCATTACATTACGTATTGGTTCTGGTAATGCTGTGGTCAAAAATTCACCATTTGATAGATAACCTACAGATGTTACATTATCAACAACACCGCGTCTTATTCCTGCAGGAGCGAACCATGGATAACTTTTTTGATCACTTACTGCAATGGTACGCAACATCATATGACTAGGTGGAACAACAATATAATTTCCAGCTAAGTCAGTAGTATAACCACTTGGATAAAATACAGCAGTATTGGTGTCATAACTTACTAATCCAACTTCGCCATTATCAAATGCACCTTTGCTATTATAACCATATGCTTGTAATGCTGTACCAGTTGGTGCTAATCTCATTGATGTATCACCAATAACAAACGCAGTTAAACTTCGATCAGTGTTTAATGTAATCATATTTTGAATTGCTTCTGGATACCCAGGAGTTGCAATTAAATTAAATATTAATGTATCGGTGTCACGTACTGCTTGATTGCTATCAATTGTTGATTTTAATGAAGCAACAACAAATGCACGTTGAGCCATACGACCAAAAGTACCTGATCCGTTTGCATTGTTTGGACTTACAGAAACCCATCGATTGGTGGTATATGAACTCATATCTTCATTTTGATAACGTAAATTCATTCCGTTATTTGCATTGATATCAATGTATCCAGCTTCATATCTTTTAATATTAAAACCAGAACGGCGTAAATTCCATAATCTCATACCACGTGGATATTCAGTTGGATCCGGTGCATCAGGATCTAAATAATCACTTGTTAATAAGTTTTGAATTTTTTCTTGTGTTGTTTCACTTCCGCTTGCTGCCCATCGTGCATCAGCAAAAACCCATCCTGTTGGACTAGTTTGATCTGTTGGATCTTGTAACACCCACTTTAATGAATTTCCATTATAAACATAAATGTATTGACCATACGTGTCTACACCGTTTGCGAGACTTATCCAAATATCACCATTGGCCAGAGCAGTTAATCCGTCATTTTGTTTAGTTGGTTGCGAAGCACTAACAATTGGACCTTTTGGATCTGTTGCTGGAAAAATATTTCTATAACCTCTCCATGTTGATCCATCGTGAACCATAATATCAACTTGATCAGTTATTGCATCATACCATAATGTTCCATTTGCAGGTAACGTTGATGGAGCAACTGGTGTTGCATCAAATGTTAAAGGTTTCCAGTTACTAGCTCTATGAGTTGCTTGTGAAGGTTCAACACTACTGTTCAACGAATAAAAATTAGGGGTAGTATCTGACACAAATCCTGCTGTTCCTAAAATATTCTTATTATCAGTGAATCTTATTTCTCCGCCGGTTGCATGACTTATTGTTACAGAATATGATGATCCTGCTACAATCTCATTTAACGTGGCACTTACATTAGCAATTCCAGAATTATTAATAGATTGAACCAATTGATTTAACCCATCAGTTGCAGTTGAAATATAAACAGTAGCAGTGCTTGCATATCCGGAAACTCCTGGAATAGTTGATTCCATAACCAAAGAAACAGTACTGGTTCCAAAACTAACTGTAGTGCCATGTGCATTACTTGTAATTGCTGTTGGATTTACTGCATTACGACGATAAATTTTATAATCTGCAATAACTGTACTTGCTGGTGTTGAATTGTCACCGTGATCATAATTACTTTCAGCAAATAAAGTTCCAACTGGAATATTTGCTCCGCCACTTACGCCATCAAAAGAATATGTAGCAGCAGATACATCTGAATGAACTGGAGTTTTTATAAAATTAAATGCATTTGCAGTTGATGACCATTGTTTAATGATTAAAGATGCACCAGCATTTGGACTTGTTGTTTTTAAATATACACTTCCAGAGGCATCTGTACTAAAATCTGGATATTGTGTATGAGGACCAACAAATACCACAGGTGCATGATAAACACCAGGTGTTATTCCTAATGCGGTTGATATATCTTGAGTACCTGTAATTGTAATTGATTGATTAATTGCGGAATCAACATAAATTCCTAATGAACCATTAACTAGTTTTGCACCTATACCGCCGCCTGACACAACATCTTTATGTAATGTATTATTAATTGTTTTAGCAATCTTACTAATTGTGTCACCGGTTGATAATGTAATAGGTGTTCCATTAATTGTTAATTCAGTTGATGTTGTAACAACAATTCCGGATGGAGTACCTGTTCCTACAACAATTGGCCAACTAGTTGACCATGATGTACTTACAAATGTACTAGTATTTGCATTATTTGCAAAACTTGGTTCAGTTTGTGAGCCAACTTCAACCCAATTTGCATCTTTATTTTTATAAAAAATATGTATTTCACTTGTTGCAACTTGATTTAATACAACACAATATTGTCCAATTAAACCAAAACTACTTTTTGGTGCCATATTATTAGTATCAAATGCAACTGATGAATTACTATCATCAATTATTAATGGAGTAATTGTATTAAAGACTCCTGCAGATTGATTCCATTCAAAAATACCATATAAACTGTCTGTAGTATCAACCCAATATGTTCCGTCCACAGGATTGCCTGCTGGAGTACTTGCAGATGCAGTTAATTGTGATAAATCAATTGGAGCACGAACAATATATGCTGCTGAACTTACACCTAACAATGAATATGCAGCTTGTAATCCGTATTCGTTTAATTCTCCACCATGAACTGGATTACCAGATTGATCTGTGTAAAATTGTGGAGTTCCAAATGTATCTGTTAAATCTCTTTGGCTGGTGACAAGATATACTTGTCCTGCGTTTGCTGGTTGTGTTCCTACTGCTGTTAAACCCGATGGGTTTGTTTTATTACTTGCAGAAGCAACGAAAATTAAGGGTACAGTTCCTGGAGCAGCTGGTGTATAAAAGCTCTCATCAATTATTGTTACTTGTACGCCTGGTGATTGTAATGTGGCCATAAATATCTCCCAATATTGGTTTTGTCAACGTATTTAGCGATAACTAAAAAATTTTAGGGTTAAATAGTTGTTATTAAAGAGAACAAAAAGGGCTTACAATGAGATCGCTATGTAATATATGTAATGAACGACCTGTTGCAATAAACTATAAAAAAGAAAATAAGATTTATTATAGGAAAATGTGTGATCATTGCGCCAAAGGTCGCAAGACAGGAAAACCGCTTTGGTGGAAGGCTGGATATAGAATTAAATTAAAATGTGACCACTGTGGGTTTAGTAGTCAACATATTGAACAGTTTGCAGTCTATTATGCCGATGGCAATCCTGCAAACTGTGATTATCGAAACTTAAAAACTGTATGCGCTAATTGTCAACGCATACTACATAAATTAAAGTTACCTTGGAAAAGAGGGGATCTTATTCCAGATTTTTAATAACTTTGCTAACTAGATCATGCAACTGTTCAATAGTACCGTTATTCAAAATGGTATAGTCGATATCTCCGCCAACCCATGAAGTTTCACTTGAATGAATTCCTAAGTCTTCAATTTTTTGTTTTGAAACGAACGAATCAGGCCACTGTCCGCAATTCATATTAATTGCATCGTTAAACCATTCTGGATCTTCTCCTCGTTTTACTCGTATTATAATACCACCTGCATTGCGTATTACTTGTATTTCATTTGGAAAACGAACATCACTTATAACAACATTATTTGACGTTTTACGAATTTTGTTCTCTAAACTTGCAACCCAAATATCAGTATGAAATCCAATACGACATACTTCTGTTCCCCAATATTGTAATATCCATCGAGGGGATAAATGTGGCATTCCTAACCGTTCTGCCCACCATGTATCAACTTGTTCGCGCCATTCTCGTGCTTCTTTGGTTCGTCCTTCTACAAGAGTTCGATCCCAACCAAATACTGCACTTACTGAATCTTTAAGAGTACCTGCAAATGAATCTCTACGAAAATTATATTCATTTTCTAAGAAATCTGCAATGGTATCTTTTCCAGAATTTTGAAAACCTACACATCCTATAATCATAATACCTCCATACGGTTAGTATTATATTATACAGAAATCTATTACAATGTCAACTATTTTTAAAAGAATTATCCACAAACGAACCACATAGGAGATGATCCATCTTGATAATTTTGAATTTCTAATTCAAGTTTTTCAATTTGTGCTGCTCCTTCGGCTTTAAGAGCATCACCATTAAGTTGAGTTCCGCCTTGCGGACTTGCAATTTGTGCAAATTTACTACGAGCTTCACCTAATATAATCTTACATTGTGCTAACGAATAATCTTTAATCCATATACCAGCATATGTATCATCTAATAGTGCAAAGTCGGGTTTATTGTTGTATAACCATAGAAGTACAGTTTCTTCACCTCTTGGTCTTTGTTGAATTGTTAATTTTTTACTTTGAGAATTCCACGTAAATTGAATATTACTTCCAAACATCTTACCAACCATTTTTTGATAAGAAGCAAATGCATAATATGTTGCTAATCCGCCCATATTACTTGAACTTAACAAATATGTATTTGAATAGGCAAGATTAAATGGTTCAAATAAACTGCCTGTATCGCCACCACCTGTTCTACTTCCAATACTTCGTCTAAAAACATCGCGCACTGAAGTAACTTCTTGACTTAATGTATATTCATTTACATCTTGTTCTAATGTTAAGAAAGCAAAACTTTCTTCAACTGAGTTTGGCGAACGTTGGCGGTATTTTGCAAATGCTCGGTCAATTGCAGTATTATAATGAATTGGATCAAGTTCTACATCAATAAGACCATCACCAAGCATAACTTTGATATATTCGATTGTAGATTGTCTAGTGGCTTCTATTATACTCATAACATTATTTAGCTGAATAAATAAAACATTAAAAAGGAGAATTGATATTCCACGCTTATCATTATACAGGCCAGAAAAAGGCAACGATTTTAGATTTTTAGATCGGCAAATAGAAGAACAATTTCAAATAGGTGGAGTTGATATATATGTACATCGGTATGCTGGGCCAGTTGACACAACAGCAATTGATCCTGCTAATTCTCCAGGAACAGCTGGACAAATAAATTCTATTAGACCGGAACTAAGCATTCAAGATGTGATTTTAATGGAGAATAGAGATCGTCATTATGATCCAGATGTTTATATAATGCGTGGAATTTATACCATGCAAGATTTGGATTTTAATCTAAGTCAATTTGGTATTTTTTTAACCAATGATAATATCATAATAAATTTTCATCTACGAAATTGTGTAGAAACTCTTAGTCGTAAAATTATGTCAGGTGATGTTTTAGAATTACCACACTTAAAAGATGAATATGCATTAGATCAAAGTCTAATAGCACTAAAAAGATTTTATGTAGTACAGGATGTAACTCGTCCAACAAACGGATTCAGTCAAACTTGGTATCCACATCTGGTACGTTGCA